GCATTGTCACGGTAGCCGCGCATCCACGAGATGTCCGAGTCGGGATGCGCTTTGCACCAGTCGAGATCCTCAAACCGTTTGCGAAACTCATCAAAATCAATTGGTTCCCCGTCGATTTTGGCGAGCACATCGCAGTTTACGATCCAGCGCACATGCGGCTTGCCGGTTTCGTCCACGAAGTGCTGAAACCCACCTCGTTCAACAAGTGCACCGCCTGAGGTCAACCAGGCGGCGATGATGTCTGTGTTGAAGCTCTTGCCGGGAGCTTCGGAATCCTCAATTAATCGGAGGCGCATATTTTGTTTACTAGGTTGCGTTTACATACACCGTTCCGGTTGCGGACCAGCCACGGTAATCGTCGTTCTTTGAGTCGAGCGTCACATTCGTCCAGTAGCCTTTGCCAAACACGCCGGTCACGCCGGTGACTGTGTCAGCCACATCAAATGGGCAGGTGTCGCCTTTGCCTTTGACGCTGATGGAGTAGGAAGTGTCGTAAGTCTTGGCCTCGGAGTGTTGTCCAAGCGAGTTGATGAGTTGCTTGAACTCACCCTTCATTTCAAGGTCAACCGATTCAACAATTGAGCCCGCAGCCGATACAATGGAGATGCCGAAAGTTGCCATAATTATTCAAACAAGGTGTAGGTTGCTTCGGCGGTGGAGAAGTCGTCGTTGGTTTGCGAAACCTTGGAACCCGTGAGCTTTGCGCCGGTAAAGTTGCCTTCAGGCACTGCCAGCAAAGAGGCTTCCCCCTTGGTTTTAACCGTGGTGGTCGTCGTGCTGCGCGGCTTCGGCTGCACCACTACCGTTTGACCGTCGGCATCGCGGATCGTAGCAAGTTCGACAACGGTTTCTTGCGACGATTCTTGCAGGTAACCGCTTGGTGCGTTCACCCCGAAATCTACTGCTCCAAATGATACAGGCATAAGGTTTTAAGGTTTAGGGCCGTAGCCCACGATGTAGGGCATGGAGGTGCGCCAATGGCGTTCCTCGCGGAGATTGTCGGTGGACTGTGCGACCACCCCGTAGAGTTGGACTGCGTCCGAAACGAGCACCAGAGAGCGCATTGCGGCGTCTACCTCGGCAGCAAAAGCGGCCTGCTCGGCCTTGGTGTAGTCGTCAGCCTGCGAAATGACATTGAGCGTCAGCGTGCCACGCTGAAGCGGACTGCCCACGACGATGTCGCTTTGCAATTCCATCAAAACCGATTTGCCGGGAATCGCTTGGTCGTCCTGCGGCTCGCCGATGTAAACGCCAGGTAATTCCAGCGCCAGAGCGTCTTGGACTGCGGCAGAAAAGACACCGTCGATCATCTCGAAATGTCCTCCAGATAAATCTTCCACGAAACTGGATCTTCGTCCCAGCTCGTAATGCGCCGCTCGGTGCCGTTTACGGAAAGCTTCGTGCCTTTCACCGGTTCGGGAAAGCCCGCTTTTGCAACGCGCACAAAGCCAGCAAAATGCTGCTCGAAACCGCCCATAGCGAGAAGGTCGGATGTCTTTTCCGTGGCCACACAATTCGCCGTCACGCCTTGGTAGGTCACGCTATCAGCCTGCATGTAGCCGAGTGCGTCCCCAAGTGCGGTTGCGGTTATGTCGGTCCAGTCGGACATCAGATCAGGCTTTCTTTGTTGCGCTTAGGAGCTTGGCGCGGCGGCGGCTGAACATTCTGAACCACCAAAGGGCGGCCTTTTTTTCTGTCGGGACGGTTAAGCACATGGAGCGAAAGTTCTCCTTTGTCTGGACTTAGCGCCCGGAATTCGCGGACTGCGGAGTCGTAATCGGTAAAACTGGCAAGGATCTCTTGCCCCTGAAGGATAACAGTAATCGGTTTTGACATACTCGGATGTACAAAAGGGCGGGTAGCGGAATTGCCACCCGCCCTTCAGTTTAGGGGGAGGACTACTCAGCGACGATGCGGATGCCCATTTCGGTGCGGCCAGCCTGCACTCCGTAGAGCACACCCATCACATAGTTCAAAGAACCACCGAGGTTGTCGTAGAAGCGGCGGAACTGGATGGGCAGGTTCAACCCGGGAACAACCACATCAGCCACTTCGGTGCCCATCTGCTGAGCGCCGGAAGCGTCAACGCGGCGAGCAGCCATGAGGAGCGCGGATTTGTGGAAAGCGAAACCGCCCAAGCCCTGCCCATTGGCATCGGCAAGGTCAGACTCGTAAACGTCAAACCCAGCAACGCGAGGAATGAAGCCTTCGGTCTTCTCGCGAATGAAGCCGGGGAACTCCGCGCTGTTCAAGCTCTTCACGAGGCTCGCAAAGTAGGTCGGGTTGAGCACAACGGCGCGGCCTTGCTGGGGAGCGCCAGCAGCGTTCAAAGACGCGCGAAGGTCAGCGAGGTCGTCGCGGTTAAAATTGCCAGCGTTGATGCCAACGCTGTTGAAATTGCTGGATGTCACCAGATTCCACAGGTCGGAAAACACCTTTGCGCCGGTCGCCTGCATGGCGGGTTCGACAAAAAGTTGGTTGAGATCGATCGCGGATTTGGAACGCTCCAAATCGGTGAACCCGTAAGGGAAGCCGTAGAAATTGGAAAGCGTGATGGTCTTGGCAACGGTCTCAACTCCCTGCGGGCTGTAGCCGCTGGACAGATCCACCGCCGTCGGGCGGACGGGGTAGCGGGTCGTGACGGAAGCACCGGCAGCGGAGATGTCAGAAGAGAAATCTACCGTAATGCCGTTTAGCGGCGCAAACAAGTGCTGGAGAGCTGGCAATGACTCCTGGGCGATGGCAGCGAGGTTCACCCCCGCGATGGTATTGGACATAATGTTATGTGTGTGTGGGGTTTAACTAGCTGAGCTTCAACACAGCTTTGTGCTGTGCGTAAAATTCGTTGCGGGCTTCAATCGGCAGGCTGTTGTATTCTGCCCAAAGCTCGGAGACCGTTTTGGTCGCGGTAATTTGTTCGGACTGGATGGCAACGGGAGCCACTCCCAGATTCGCCACGATGGCGTTAGCCTTTGCCGCAGCGTCAGCTTCGGCGGCCTTCACGGCGTCGAGTTGCTTAGCAAGTTCGAGCTTTTCGGCGTGCGATTTGTCCAGCGCCGCAGACAAATCAGCGGACTGAGCTTTGAGAAGGTCAAATTGAGCCACCAGCGCGCTGTGCTCGGCGCTGAGAGCGTTAAGCGCGGCCAGATCTGCCTGCGCGGCAGAAAGCGCGGCCAGCGCGTCATTAAGGGTCATAGGAAGATCCATGCACCCTTAAGAATCGGGACAAGCAAAAGCCCCCTCCGGGACAACCGGAGAGGGCTTGAATGAACCAAACAAATGAACAACGAACGGCTACAGCATACTTAAAAGCGCAGCGTACGCAACCTCCTGATTCCCGATTCCGTCGATTAAATTAGCGGCTCGCGCACGAGGAGCCAAATAAGCGGCTCCTGTCATGTACTCGTCGGCGACCAGCCTGTTGCGCAATACATTGTCGCGGAACTGTGCAAATGAATCGTCAACAAGTTGCTGGAGGCTTGCGCGTTGAGCTGGCGTAAGGGACGGTCCCATGCCTGCGCCTTTAAGCGGACCAGAGGTGATCGGTTCCCATTTGAGCCCCTCCTCCTCGTACATTGCGGATTGGTCAACCCACGGGATGATAGTTCCGATGCTTCCCCATGTTGAGCCGATAGAACCGTACACTTTATCGCAACTCACGGCAATGTTGTACGCGGCGCTGCAAGCGGTGTCGTCGGAATAGGCCACGATCGGAACCTTCAGAAACTGGATGAGGTCGGTGATCTCCGAGCACCCCGAACAACTCCCGCCGGGAGAGTTGATCTCCAACAACACGCCGCGCACATTCGCCTCCATGGCGGCTTCGAGATCCTCTGCCACCCAGTCGTAATCCCACGCGCCGCAGCAGGCTTCGATGGCGCTGATGCCTTTGGCAAGCGTGCCCTCAATGCAGATATGCGCGATGCCTTGCCCGTCAATCTCCATCGGCTCACGCTGGGACTTCATCATCCCCTCGTACTCGTCGCCATTTGCGCGCACCAGCCGCGCTTCGACGAGCTTGCGGACGGCAGCGTATCCGCCCGGCGTGATAAGCCACGGACGGTAGAAAACTTGCTCGATGACGCGTTGAAATTTCATTCGGTGGGAACAGATGTGGCAGGGTTGCCGTTAGGTGTGAGCAGGCCGAACACATCGCGGGTCAAGCCCGAGCGTTCGACGCGCTTTTTGATTTCCAGTTCTTCGCGCTCTACCTCGTCGAGGTGTTCTTCGAGAGTCTTGGAACCGGAAGCCAGAATGTCTGTCATGCTCCGCATTCCAGCACGGTAAGCATCGATGGCATCGCGGGAAGCGTAGCCGGAATCGGCGGTGAGCCTTGCCGGTTCGGTGAACCGGAACTGATATGCACCGCCACGGTCCCGATCGGTTCCCCGATACTCCGGCAAAATCCCCATTTCCACAAAACGCGCAATGGCAAACGCACACCGCCGCTTGCAGAACGCGGCCAAGTAAGCATGACGCTCCGAGGTGATGCGGTTCACCTGTTCGAGCACGATCCGAGCGGAAGCACCGCCCAGTTTGCTCATGTCCCAGCCGAATTCCGGTGGCCATTGTGCGGCCAGTAGTGCGTTGCGGATCAAACGCTCCTGCAAACGGTCCTGCGCTTCTGTTGGAATCTTGGCGTCAATTTGTTCGATCGCTTCACCGGCGTTTGCTTGGAGATACTCGATGCGACCTCCTGCCATCGGCGTAATGCGCAATCCCGGCGCGCAATTTGGGATAACATTGTCGCTGAGTGCTTGGTAAGCGTCGGACGCGTCAGCCATGCCTTGTTGGTTGGTAACCAAAAGGCCAATCTTTGCAGCCATTCGGGAAGCGGACTGGATGTCGTCGCCAAGATCTTTGAGGCTCAATAAATCGCGAATCGCTGGAGCGAATGCTGAGATGCCGCGCACTTGGTCAACCTCGCGCGGGTCCATTGTGAGCATGGCGGACTGCACGGGAATGTCTCTGTCTTCGGAACCGTCCAATGCCTCCCCGAGCACTCGGTAAGCCACGGCTCGGTTGGTCTTGGAAAGGATGACACCGTTATAAATACGAAGGCCACGGTAGCGGCCAGACTGCAAAATGCCGTCGTCGATACGGCTTCCGATTTGGTGCCACGGCACCTGCTGAAGTTGCGGATAACCCGTTTGTGCCGTCGTTAGAATGGTCAGCAGGTCACCTTCCCGGTCAATGGCGGTGGACTCCAATCGTAGGCCTTCCCACCACGATTTGCCGTCGATGTACGCAATCTGGAACCAGTCCAGCAATACCGCCTCGGTTTTTTTGCCCCACTCTTTGTCTTCGCCAACAAAGATCGGTCGCATTGCCATGCCAACGGATAACATGGACTTTTGGTCGATGGCGGCATTGACGAGCCCGTTGTTCCAGTAAAGCTTGCGGGCCGCGCTGTTTAGCGTACGCCACTCTGAAACATTAAGTTCCTTGGAAATGCTTTGGGTGTGTGTTCTCCAGTACGGTTCGCCCCATACGCCGCCCTCAATAAGCCTTTGCCGACGGTACGAGTCGTAAGCGCCTTGGACCTTGGGCGTTTTAAAGCCCATCAGATTCTTGAGTCGGTCGAAAAGGCTCATACAAAAAACGCTTGTGTGCGGCGCACTGGCCCGTTAATGCCCGCCGCTTTGTAATTCAAAGCCTGTTGCGCCAGCATCATCACATCTAAAGGCGAAAGCGTGCCGCCCACATTGAACTGGAAGGAAGCACCGTCGATAGAACTGGATACCAGAGAGCTTTTGCCAGCGGAGACGAGGTCAAACTTTTGGGAGACGATGGCCCGCAACTCAGCCACATCACGCGTGAGGAACACTTGGAGCAGGAGCTTTTGGTCGGGAGCCATCTATCCAGACGGTTCGGGACAAGGAAAACCCCGGACACCGCACTCGCGGGCCGGGGTCGTATATCCCTGATCTCTTCCTCACGCTTTTAGGTTGAGGTTGAGCCAGCAGACTATTCCGCTGCTGCCGGTTCGTCAACCTCCGGTGCTTCCGAAATCATGTCTGGCAGGATTCCGAGGATCTGCGCTGTGAGCACATTCATTGCTTCGGCGTCCCAAAGATGGTTCGGTCTTCCGGTCGCCGTCCACCGCAGCCGCGTCTTTTTGGTGCGTTTGTCCACGGTGGCACGCTTGCGCTCGGAATTGAGGTGCCGCACATACTCGGGCGGAGCGTCCTGCGGAAATTCCCACACCGGCGACCCTGTGTTTCGGAGGTTTGCTAAAATGTCCTTAATCGGATCGGATGCCCAGTAAAAAAAGGTGACAAAGACTCGCTTCCCAGCAGCATCTCGGGTGGTCGGTGCAACAACTCGATCGGGTGCCGAGTAGTACCGGCGCACGGGTTTGCCGTCGGGCCCGCGTACCGTGAAATGATCTTCGGCGCGTCCCACGAGCGCCGTCCACCCGTACTTGGCGCATGTGTCGTAAACTCTGCCATGGAAGCTGTTGCCAGCGTCTAGCAGCGTGCGCTTGTCCGGCACCTTAAGCCGCGTTTGGATCTCGCGGATTTGATCAACGGTCAGAATCTTGCCCGCCCAGAGTAGCCGCGAGTGCCCGTTTTTGAGCCAACACCGCACGATTCCCCAGTAATGATCTTGCTGGCAGTCGACCGTGAACACCCTAGCGGCCTCGTCCGGCATGGCTCGCCCGTCCTGCCATTCGTTTTGGAAATATTCGGAGGCTTCGAGTTCTAATGCAGGCAATTCCTCTTCCTGCTTCCACGGCTCGGCCAAGCGTTGCATCCTGAAGTCCTTGGTCGGTTGGAGCACGCCGAGGTGCCGCGCGTCGGTAGCTTGGCACCACTGAATGACGAGATCGGCCCAGCGGATCCAATACACGGATTGTGCCGATACACGGCGGGAACGGTAGCCCTCCACATGGTCGTTGCCCTCGGATCTCCATTCGCTGCGTTGCGTCAGTGCCCGGCGAGCTGCGGTTGTGTCTGGAGTCACATGCCCGCAGTGCGGACACTCATGCCGGACGGTCTTTACCAGCGCGCCCCAGTTCCATTCGCCGGTCTCGTTTTTGGCTTCGTCGTACTTAATGTCAGTCCACGCCGGTTTCACCCACTCGCTGCAGCTCGGACAAGAGTGGCACCACACAAACTCCTCCCCAGATCTCCACTCCTCGGTGAGTTGGTGCGGTTCCTCGAAACTCTGACTGGTCAGAAGCGCGTAGCCGTTCCAGCGATCGTGGAGCCGTTTTTTGAATTGGGTCACCAAGTCGCTGTACTGCCAGCACTCGTCAAGAAACAGAACCTGCACTGACTTTTCCTGCGCGTTGGAAGTATTGGCACCGCCCAGCATCAGGGGCATGTGCGGGAAGTAGATGCCGTCCTTTTTGGTGTGATGTCGGTTTGTTGGCATCAATCCCCGGAGCGGTTCGCAAGCGTTAATCACCGGCTTAAGCCGCGTTTCCATCCACTCTGCGCTCGTAGCGTCGGTCTGCGTGATCGAAAGCATCGGCCCAGGCTGCTGCGCCACTGCCCAGCAAACTAGCGCCTCCAGTGCGGTTGATTTGCCTGCGCCCGTGCACGCCTGGACGAAAGTTTGGCGACAAGTAGGGTCCGCGAAATCGTGGAACACTGCATTCCACCAAGGGGCGGTTGAGCGGTCGAAGTGCGTGGAGCGGGAACTGTGCGGAAACCGTACATTTTGCTCCATCCAGTCAAGCGGGTCGCCGGTGTAGGCCAGCCTAACCGATCTTGCCGCCGCGTTAACTCGATGCGGGATAATGCTCGAAACTGGCGCGTGCATTTAATTTGAGAAGCTCTAACCTGCTCCGCAGTTTTGGCTGGATTTCGGTTTCGGTCAGGCCCGCCAACTGTCCCGGCAGATCGTTGACCAGCGCGTCAATTTCCGCGCACCAAGTTGCCACCACGCGGATCGTTTCCTCTACGACCTGTTCCACTGGCACCAATCGCTTTTCATCCTCGGCAATCTTAATGTCTAACCGCCGCACTTCGCGTTCGAGCTTCTGCTTTTTAACGCCGTTGATGTCGCTAGGACTTGCCTGTTGCGCTTTGGAGTCGCGCCACTTCTGAATGCCTTCGATGGTTGTCCACGGCAGTCCAGCCTTTGCCATTGCCCGCTTCCACCGCAATACGCCGGGCCGACTCAGCCCAAAATGCGCGGCGACCTGCTCCAGCGTCAAATCTGGCAGCGTGCCCGCCTCGTATGCGGCCACCATCGCCTGTTCTGCGCGACTGATGGTTTTGCCTGCCTTGAGTTTGGCTAGGATGTTTTTTACCTGCGCTTTTGAGACTTGTTCGGTGAGGCTCATTTTGCAGCGGCCATCTCGTTAAATGTCTTGCCGGTCTCCGCGTGCATGGCACTTTTGCCGGTAAAGTCTTGCCAACGCTTTATGATTACATCCACAGAAGCAGGAGTAATTTCCATTGTGTGTGATTTTGCTCCTACAATTTCGCACCCAATTAAAGTGCTTCCACTACCCCCGAATAAATCTAAGTAGGAACTTCCTCCTACACCTCTAAATATAGCCTCAATCCATTTCATGGGTTTTGAATGAGCGTGCCCACCGCGTTCTCCTGTTGTGGGAAATGCTTCAACCGTTCGCAAATGCACTGCGCCGTTCAATGGCTTATATTTACAATCACCCCTAGAGTTTGTGACTGTTTTAGATTCTCTTTTTTTCCCATCTTTGATGATTGCCTCATCAAAATTCCATGCAGGATCATCGCCAAATATCCCGCACGCTTTATGTCTGGCAAGTGGTCTGTTTGGCGTATACCAAGAGGTCACATTATCCCAAATAAGCTCGTACAAAGGAGCCCACCCAAATTCCATCGCAGTTTTTGAGGCAATGGCAAATCGCTTAAAATCCCAGAACGAAATCAATTTTGCTCCCTGTTTTTGTGGAAGCATTGCCGTTGAATACAATTCCTCAATTTCATAGGGAGGGTCAAACACTAGACGATCCCATTCGTTTTCCGCTAATAGCAATGTCAATGCATCAATGCTTGTAGCGTCTCCACACATTACCCGATGCCGCCCAAGCGTCCAAACATCTCCCAATGCTGTCACCGAATCCTCTGGTAAGTCGGGCACCTCGTCAGGATCGGTTTTTCCTTCAATTTCCTCTACAGACATCAGGGATTTTAGTTCCTCTTCACTAAAACCCGTCAGTTCCAAATCAAATCCGGCCTCGTCCAGTTCCTGTAGTTCCAGCTTTAGAAACTCGTCATCCCATCCAGCGTTTAGTGCCAGCTTGTTGTCTGCAATAACATACGCCCGTTTTTGCGCATCAGTTAAGTGCCCGAGTCGAATACACGGCACTTGCTCAATTCCAAGTTTGCGAGCTGCAAGCACGCGGCCATGCCCTGCAATAATGTCGTTGTCAGTTCCAATGAGCACCGGGTTGGTGAATCCAAACTCCCTGATGCTGGCAGCAATTTGCGCAACCTGCTCGTCTGAGTGCGTGCGAGAATTGCGTGCGTAAGGAATTAACAAGTCAAGGCTGACTTGCTCTAGTTTTGGCGCTGCCATGTAGGCAAAATATGCCCGTTCGTGCTGTTAACAAGGAACTTTTTGCCGATTGCACAAAAAAGCGGCACGCGTCTCTGCCCTCAC